GGCAAAGTTTTGCCCGGACTGGTGAAGCGCCGGGAAGCAGAGATTGCGCTGTTCCTGAGTTAAGTGCGAAAATGCCATAAAACTGAGGTAAACGATGCCCTTACAGAAACTCCAACTGCGCCCCGGCGTAAACCGTGAATCGACGACGCTGGCCAACGAAGGCACTTGGTTCGAGATGGACAAGGTGCGCTTTCGCTCGGGCTATCCTGAAAAGCTTGGCGGTTGGACTTTGGACAGCGGTTCGGCTGGGGCTACCTTGCAACCACCCGCAGGTTCATTCTGGGGTGTGTGCCGCTCTTTGTGGAATTGGATCACGCTGGATGGCTTCAACTTGATGGGGCTCGGCACCAACCTGAAGTATTACATCCAGCAAACTGCAGGCGGCACGTTCTACGACATCACGCCCATCCGCGAAATCGCATCGGTTGGCTCCAACGCCTTTACGACGGTTAATGGGTCCACCACGGTTGTGGTCAACGATGCGGGGCATGGGGCGCAAAATGGGGATTTTGTGACAATTTCCGCTGTTGGCGGTGCAATCAACGGCATCCCTGCGGCGGCACTTAACCGCGAGTTCCGTATCACATATCTTTCCTCTGGAACCTACAGCATTGTGGTTTCGTCGCCTGCCACATCGTCTGGCACCACAGGTTCCGCTACTTTTACCTACCAACTGTCTACCGGTGGGGAAATTGCCACTGTCGGCGTGGGTTGGGGTGCTGGTGGCTGGGGCGGCGATACTGCTGGGACTTTGACTGGTTGGGGTGAGGCGGCTCCTTCTGGGCTTGGTATTGACCAGCAAATGCGTTTGTGGAGTCAGGCTAACTACGGGCAAGACCTCCTGATTAACCCTCGCGGCGGTGCGCTGTATCTCTGGAAAGTAAACGCCAACCCCAATGTCTACGACCGCGCAGTTTTGCTCAACTCGGCAAGCCCGTCGCCTTATGATGCAGACACAGACTGCCCAGATGTGTGCAACGCAGTGGCCGTTTCGGACTCTTCGCGCTTTGTGATTGCGTTTGGTTGTAACGATTACGGGGCTTCCGAAATTGACCCTCTATTGATCCGATGGTCAGACCAAGAAGACTACCTGACTTGGACCCCTGCTGCCACCAACCAAGCAGGTAGCTACCGTTTGAGTACTGGCTCGGGTATTGTTGCCAACCTGCAGACTCGTCAGGAAATCTTGGTTTGGACAGATGCTGCGCTGTACTCCATGCAGTACCTTGGACCGCCGTACGTCTGGGGCTTCCAGATTCTGGGCGCAAACATCTCCATTGCGGGTCCAAACGCCGTTGCTACAGCAGCCAACATCACTTACTGGATGGGCCTCGATAAGTTCTACATGTACTCCGGTCGTGTGGAAACGCTCTACTGCCCTCTGCGCCAGTACATCTTTGGTGACATCAACCTGCAGCAGCAGTACCAATTCTTTTCCAGCACCAACGAAGGCTTCAACGAAATCTGGTGGTTCTACTGCTCAGCCAACTCTACGGTAATCGACCGCTACGTGGTGTACAACCATTTGGAAAAAATCTGGTCCTACGGCAATATGTCCCGTACGGCTTGGATTGACTCGCCCCTGCGCGATTTCCCTGCGGCTGCTGGCTACGATGGCCAGTTGATTTACCACGAAGACGGCGTGGACGATGGTACAACAAACCCGCCCAGCCCGATCGAGGCGTACATTCAGTCCGCCGACTTCAACATTGGTGACGGCCACAATTACGGCTTTGTTTGGCGCATGATCCCGGACATTACGTTCGACGGCTCGTTCGTCAACAACCCCGCAGTGACAATTACGATGCGCCCACGGCAGAACCCCGGCGCGAACTACGGTACGGCTCCATCGCCAGAAGTCATCAGCGCCCAGAACTATCAGGGTCAGCGCAACTACGTGGTGCAGCAGTTCACCGAAATTGTTTACACGCGGGTACGCGGACGCCAGATGGCGTTCAAGATTGCGTCTGATGGATTGGGCGTACAGTGGCAGCTTGGCGTTCCTTCGATTGATGTACGTCCTGACGGGCGGAGATAAGCATGGCTCAAAAGAACGTAAAAGCCCCCTTCTTGCCGGTAGCTCCGGTAGAATACGACGCACGGTTCATGGACCAGCTTACGAGCGTTTTGCGCCTGTACTTCAACCAGTTGGACAACACAGGGCCAATGGCTGCTGCAACCCAGCGGGTAAACGGGACAATCGTGGCTGGTCTGAGCTTTATTCAGCCCGATCCGGCAAACCCAAATACCTTCACGGTTAGCTTGCCAACGCAGGCAGATTTGAGTAACCTCCGGGTAGGGGACATCTATTACGATACCTCTGCTGGCAATGTGCTGAAAGTAAAAGTATGAACTTCAACCCTTACCAAAACTACGGCGCAGGCATTGCTGCGCTTGGCCCTGTTCAGGCCATGTCCGACCGCAACGAGGTCCAAACTTACATGGCAAATGGCGGTCAAATGTTTGCCTCTGGCGGCATCGCTCGACTTGCTGACGGCGGCGCTTTACCCAAGTACAAATACGACCCAGCAACCCAGACGTATGTTCTTTCGAGTGACGACAAGGCTACAACTGCGATGGAAGAAGAGTTGCTGCGACAGCAACGGGCTGCGCAGGCATCGGGTGGTAGTGGGTCCTATGATTCCAAGCCGAGCGGTTGGGACTTGATGTCGGATAAAGACAAAGCCGCGTACTACGCCGAAAACCCGACGATGGCTAAAGTGACGCAAACGCTCCAAGACCTTTTTGGTTTTACTGCATTGGGTAAGGCGCAACAAGGTCTGGTGCCGGATTTTGTCGCTCGGCAGGGCATGATTGCTCGCGGTGTTGACCCGGATTATTACGCCGAGCGTAACGCACAAGTGGAGAGAAACGCTCGGGAGCCCGGTTTTGTCACTAACTGGGGCGGCGGATTGCGCGGTACGCAAGGCGATCAGCCGGGCGATTATGACGGTCAAGGTCCCAATGTCAACACCGACGCAGTGACCGGTTACCAAACAGGCCAGAACGGCCTCCCCAGCGAACTTGGAGGCAGTGCTGCTCCCGGTTCAGATTCACCTCCCGGCGGTGGTGTAACCGCTGAATCCCTTGGTTATTCGGGTGAGACATACGCTCGCGGTGGTCTGGCTGCTTTGGCCCGTGGCGGCATGAGCCACCTTGGCGACTACTCCGATGGCGGTCGTTTGTTGCGTGGCCCCGGTGACGGCGTGTCTGACAGCATCCCTGCGACTATTGGCAACAAGCGTCCAGCTCGTTTGGCCGACGGCGAATTTGTGGTTCCCGCCCGTATCGTTTCTGAGTTGGGCAACGGCTCAACTGAAGCAGGCGCTCGCAAGCTGTACGCCATGATGGATCGAATCCAGAAGGCCCGTGGCAAAACCGTGGGTAAAGATCGCGTGGCGGTCAACAGCCGTGCTGACAAGAATCTGCCAGCATGAAAATCCAATTCGTCCCTCTAGAGTGGGTGAACCAGACATGGCCTCAAGTTGAGGCCTTTGTTGCATCTGCGCTGGACCATTCCAAGGGCGAATATACGGCTGAACACGCCAAGGTCATGGCGACCAACGGACAGTGGCAGTTGCTGGTGGCAACAACGGACGAAGGTATCGAAGGCGCTGCACTGGTGCAGTTTTTTAACCGCCCAAATGACCGGGTGTGCTTTATCATTGCGATCGGCGGCAAGCTCATCAGCAGTAGCGAAACCTTTGAACAGTTAAAAACTTACGCGGCCTCCAACGGGGCTACTTGCATTGAAGGCGCTGCACGGGAAGCCGTTGCACGCTTATGGACACGGTACGGATTCACTGAGAAGTACCGAATTGTAGGAGTGAAATTATGAGCGGCGGATCAACCTCAACAAACACCAGCACCCTTTCTCCTTGGATGGAAGAGGCGGCTAAGACGCAGCTGGGCAAAGCCACGGCGCTGACTGACACCACGCAGAACCCGTACAAAGAGTACGAAGGCCAGCGCATTGCGGAATTTAACCCGATGCAGCAGCAAGCGTTTCAAGGTATCCAAAATATGGGTACTTCGGGCGCTATCGGTCAGGGTATTGACGTTGCTGGACAAGCTACTGGTCGTGCGCTCAACACTTCGTACAACCCTTACCAAACAGGTCAGTTTGGCGCTCAGGCTGGTCAGTACATGGACCCCTACATGCAGAATGTGGTGGACATCCAGCAACGTGAAGCCCAACGTACCGCAGACATTGCCCGCACCCAGAGCAATGCAAATGCAGTGAAGTATGGTGCGTTTGGCGGTAGCCGTCAGGCCATTGTGGACGCAGAAGCAGCTCGCAACTTGGCCACCCAGAAGGGTGACATTCAAGCCCGTGGTTTGCAGGATGCTTACACCCGCGCTCAACAGCAGTTCAACACCGAGCAAGCCTTGGGCGAAGCCTCGCGTCAGTACGGCGCAAATCTGGGTATGAAGGGTTTGGAGACAGCACTGTCTGGTGCCTCGCAGTTGGGCGGTTTGGGTGCTACTCAGTTCGGCCAGCAAAAAGACGTTATCGGCTTGCAGCAGTTGGCTGGCGCACAGCAGCAAACACAAGAGCAGGCCAAGCTCTCTCAAGGCTACGAGGACTTCCTCAACAAGCAGAAGTACCCATATCAGCAGTTGGAGTTCATGTCCAACATCATGCGTGGTACTCCGTACGGGTCAACTACATCTGTATACAACCCCGGCGTTTCGACCGGTAGCCAATTGCTCGGCGCAGCTACTATGCTGGGCGGCGCGTATCTCGGCAGTGGCGGCAGATTCGGTTTTAAAGAAGGTGGCCTTGCCTCGGCATACGCTGCGGGCGGTAGTGTTGATAGCCCAGAAAGCATCCAATCTATTGCAGATAATTTGTCAGACGCGCAGTTGCAGCAAGCGATGGCTGCGGCCCAAGCTCGTGGTGACTTAGAACAAGCCAACGTTATCCAGCAAGAAATGGCATCCCGCGCCGCCTTGCGTAGCGGAGCGCAAACCCTGCCTGAAGAGCAAGGCATCGGCCAGTTGCCTGCTGGAGATATGAACTTTGCTGATGGTGGCATCATTGCGTTTGCTGGCGGTGGCTCTCCACGGGTTCACCCACAAGCTGAGTTGATTGATTTCCTGAAGAAGATGGGCATAACTCCAGAAGAGTTTACGCAAGCCCCGGCAAAAACTCAGAATCAAATTAAAGACATGATGCGCTCTACCATGTCTCAGCCAACAAACCCACCTGCGGCGCGTGCGGCACAAGCAGCAAAAACTGCGGGCAGCAATTTATTTCGCCCCGTTAACCCCGCTGGTTTAGCTGGGTATGGGCTCGGCCTTTACCACGGTGAGTTAGGCGAAGGCGAAGATGCGGAGTTGGCTCGCCGCAGAACTATGGCCCCCACAGTCGACGGGCAAAGCGCTGCGCCTGCATCTGCTCCAAACACGCTTAACCGCGAACTCCTGAATCAATCTGAGCAAACCGCACGGAAAGACCCCGGCGTGTACGGCGCTCCAATGCCATACTCTCCGGGAAACACCGGGGCAGAAAAACCTCCTGTGCCCATGAACAACGCTGGCGATACTGGCGGTATTGGCATGCCTAGTGGCTACTCGGGGCTCGATGTTAAGAAACTGACAGATCAGGCGCTGGCGGGTATTAGCGGGAAACCTCACCCGTTTGAAAAAGATATTAGAGAAATTGGTGACGAAAAAGTAAAAGCTAAAGAAGCGGAAGCCGCAGGGCTTGAGGCTATCCACAGCAAGTTTGATGACATCTACAAAGGCAGAAAAGAGCGACAAAAAGCTAAAGAGACTGACATTGAAAAAATGGGCACCACAAACTTGGGCGCAGCCATTTTTAAGTTAGGCGCAGGCATCGCTGCCGGTAAGAGCCTTGGCGCAGCTGCTGAAATGGGTACCGAGCAGTACATGGCTGGCTTGGACAAGATCAACTCGGCCAAAGAAAAACTGGCTGATGCACGTGACCGTCTGGAGGAGTTGGAAGCCCAGCGCGGTGAGTTGACTGCTCGTGAGAAACTTAAGCTTCAAAACGAGATTAAAACTACGCTTATCAGCGCTAAAGAAGATCGCGTTAAAGCGAACATGGAGATGTTCAAGGTCAACTACGATACCGCGCTTAAGATGGTGGACAACCAGATCAAGGTTGGTATTTCGCAGTTTGAACAGCAAAGTGCAAATGCCCGGTCTAAGCAAGGGCGTTCGTTTGACTTGAACGGCGAGTACGCTAGAGCGGTTTTGGCGGGGGATACGAATAGAGCTGCTAAGCTTAAAGAAGTTATGGCCACAATTGGTGAGACCAGAAAACCGGGCCTTGAATTGGAAAATATCAAAAAGTTTGAAAACTTGCCGGGCGTAAAAACAGAACTGAACACGCTTTCTGCTCTGCGTGGCGCGTCTAATCCAAAACCTGAGACTCTAGAGAAAATTAGAACTCTTGAGCAAGCTCTTGCGGCTAAGGCTAGAGCCAACGGCATTGATCCAGCCCAGATTGGACTGGGCGGTGGGGCTTCAAGCGGCGGACGCTCAATCAACTTCAACGACATTCCCTGAGTAGGATAAATTTATGGCCTATTCGATTCGCCTGCCAGATGGTACTTCGGTCGACAACATCCCTGATGAAGTTACTCCACAAGAAGCAAAAGCCAGAATCCTTAGAGCAAGGCCAGACTTAGCGCCTAAAGAACGCACTTGGGGTGAAACCGCGAAAGATGTCGGTGCTGGTTTGGTTTCCGGCACGGGTTCGCTCGTTCAAATGCCGGGGCAGCTCTACGGCCTAGCCACAGGTGATTTCTCTAAAACTGGCGCGTTAGGGCTGGGCGAGAACATTTCTAAGTACGGCGAAGAAATGAAGTCCAAGGGACTTCGAGCGCGTGAAGCCGCGCGGGATGTAAAGGTCCAAGAAGCCGAAAAGCAAGGTAACTGGGAAGCATTTAAAACTGCACTCGGTGAGACTATCAAAGACCCAGCGCTTCTTTCGTCTTTCCTCTCAGAGCAAACACCTCAACTCCTGCCAATGATTTTGACCGGAGGCACTACTGCAGCTATCACTGCTGGTCGTGCAACTGCTGCTCAGTTGGCTAAAGGGGCTACAAAAGAAGCGGCGGCAGAAGCGGCAAAAATTGCGGCGACTAAAGCTGGTACGACAGCGGCGATCCAAACTGGGGCCGTAATGCAGGGTACGGACGTCGGCGCTGGAACCTACGACGAGATTTTTAAAGAACTCACAGCCAAAGGCATGTCGGCTGAACAAGCAGCTGCCGAAACAATCAACAAAGCCCGCGCCGCTGGTGTAGCTGGTTATGCGCTGTCTGTTCTGGCTAACCGTTATCTGCCGGGTTCGAGTGCGCTTGAAGAAGTTTTGGCTGGTAAAAAACTTGGCGGTAGTCGCCTTGTGTCCGGGGCTGTAACTGGTCTCAAAGAAATACCCGGCGAAAACATTGAAGAAGTTGGTGGTCGCATTGCGCAAAACGTTGCTGCGCAGCAAGCCGGGCTTGACCGCGAGCTTATGGCAGGAACAGGACAAACTGCTGCTATGGCCACACTTGGCGCTGCGGGTATGGGCGGCGGAGCGGGCTTGCTAGCTGGACGGGCAAAGACGCCTGAAGTTGTTCCTCCTACTACAGAGACAACAGAGCAGCAAAAAATTGAAGAGTTGCAGCCAGCTCCCGCACCTGAAGCCCCCGTCACGCTAGAGAGTTTATTTGCGGATAAGCCTGCGCCAAAAACCAGCCCCGACATTGACGCGTTGGTAGCTGATTACAACAAGCGCGAAGCTGAAATCAAGGAATTAGAAGCTCGTGGTGTTACTCTGAACGGCACGGAAAGAGGGATACTTCACGGAAAAAGACGTAAGCAAAAGGAACTGAAGGCGAAAATTGATGCGCTTATCCAGAGCCAACCAACAGGAGAAGAAGATGCTGCAGGAACTGGACAACCAGCAGGTGGAGCAAGCACTGAAGTATCTGCACGACCAGCCACTGAACTTCCCACCACCGAAGGAACTGTCGCACCTGAACGAGATGGAATGGTTCCTGCTGGACAGAATGTTGACGTGCTTAATGAAGGAGAAGGACGAAAACCCGTTGCAGTGAATGTTGAGCCCCCAGTACCTGAAGGCTACGTTCGTGTGTATCACAGTGGTAAAAAAGGCGAAGGTGAAACCGGGCGTTGGGCCAGCACAAGCCGAGACTATGCTGCAAACTACCGCCCAGATTTACCACTGCTATATACAGACTTACCTACTAATGATCCTAGAGTAAACAATCCTGACTACGCCGACCAAGGCGTAAAGCAGGGATTTACTTTTAATTTTGAACTGACCCCAACTGAAGCTAGTACCCTCAAGGAGATTCCGCGTGGCGCTCAAACCTCTCAAGCCCAGCAAACAGAAACGCAAGGACAAAAACCAGCCGCAGCCCCAACAGTAACTGCGACTACACGCAAGACTAAGCTCGACGCAGACGAGGCGTTCCTTAACTCTTTGTTAGGAGACGATGGGCTCCCCTCACGTGGTAGCGCTGCTGTTACGCCTGAGCAAGCAAAAATTGACGCCAAAATTGACTCTATGGCGGCTGATTACGGCCTCGTTCGTATGGACGGGGAGAGTACCCAACAACTTGCAAATCGCTTAAAACTTGCTGCGGCGGAACGTCGCGCGGCTGAACAAGAGTTTGTACGCCGTACCACTGAAGAAGGTGAGCCACTTGCGGCTATCGAAGATCAACTTATCGCCAAACAATCTCTCGTAGGTAAAAAGCCTATCACTGTTCCCACTGAACAACGGGAAATGTACGAGGAGATGCGTGAAGGGTTTAACGAAGGAGTTGAGGACGAGACTCAAAAGCTGCCAGAGTTTGACAACCTGACTCCTGACGAAAAAATTAAGTACTTTCAAGAGAACATCTCTCGCAATAGTTGGGATGAGCACGAGCGTGCTGCTGAAAGCCTGTCTGATTACATTGAGTCCAAACGGACTGAATCAGAAGAAGCCACGCGCAGGGCGACTAAACGTGGTGTTCCGCAAAAGGCTTCAGAGCCGCAACGCCGTGAAGCCCAAGACTTAGTGCGTGCTGGTGACTCTTATCAGCGTGAGCGCCTTGCGTTCAGTCGTAAGGCGGGTATCGCATACGAGTTGCCAAACTGGGGCAGTCTGTCCGGAGAAAGCCAACGCGCATACGCATCAATCAACAAAACCGATACTGTACTTGAGCAGGATATGGCATTCCGTGCCGTTAAAAAGCAGGTACAGAAGGAACAGGAGCAAGAGCGTTCCCGTCTTGGGATTGAGGAGGCTGAGCGCCGTTCCATACAAGAAATGGAAGCCGCTGCCGAACGCGCTCGTAAAGCACAGCCGGGTGGTTCTAAAAAAGGAGAAGGCAAGGGCGCAATTCTCCCCCTCAACGTACTCAAAATGCTCGGGCGAGGCGATATTGCTGGCGTTTTGAACTATTTGAACAAAGACGGGCAAGGGCTGGATACCAAGACCGCGCGTCTACTTGGTCAAGGCAAAGTAAAAATCCGAGATACCGTCGCCCAGAAAGTCTTCCGCTCCCTTGCTGGTGCGCTGGCTAACGTAGAGGGTCTCAAGGTCAACGTTGTGTTCGACAAGAACATGGTCTACGACCAACTTGCCCGGTACGATGCCAATACAAACACACTGTATGTCGGCCCAAACGGACTAGATGAAGTTACGATTCTGCACGAGCTTACTCACGCAGCTACTGTAAAAATCATCCATCAGTTCTTTACTGACAAGACTAAGCTGGATGCACGGCAGATTGCTGCGGTGGAACAGATTCAGACGATTGCGTCATACGCCAAGCGCATCATGGGCACGCGCTTCCCAAATGCGTTTGAAAACCTGTACGAGTTTGTGGCCTATGCGCTCACCGATCTGAACTTCCAGAACGAGCTGGCCAAAGCGCAAGTGCCGGGTATCGCCCGCGCTACTAGAAAGACCGGTGAAAAAGCTGACGCACTGGCTGCGATTGCACCAGAAGCTGAAATAGAACGTGGTCTTGGTCGCGTCACTGAGCCTCCCATGCTGTTTGAATCTCTGTGGGATGCGTTCACTGGCACGCTAGCATGGATGTATAAGCTGTTCCGTCCAGAACAGCAGCAGACCAAAATTTTGTTGCCGACTGAAAAAACAAGAGTCGGCAAGCGGGTAGATTCTGATAAGAAAATCGCTCCCGTTAAAGATACTGAACAGCGCAAGATGACGGCGGAGGAGCAAGAAGCCCTCGCCCCTGAAACATTGTTTGATGACCCAGAAAAAGAAGCAAACGAAGCTACCATCCCCGCTGAACCGGGAGAGATGGTTTCTGAGCGCGGCATTACCAACCTGCAGCGAGCAGTTCTGCGCGAGCCCGGATACAGGGGCAACCTCCTGCTTGAAGTTGCTGCTGCCGTTCAACAGATTATGGAAGCGCCAGAAGGCGGCATCACGGCTCTTGCCGGTAAAGAGACTGTTAGTTCTGAACTGTACGCAAAGCAGGAACGCAATAAAGCGGAAGATAAAGACAACTCAGTCGAGGCAATTCTCAAACGCAACGAGCTGCCTGAACTGTCTACGGTGTCCAACATCCGTAAGCACTACGGCACGCGCAAAGCGTACAACCTTCTGAAGAGAAAGTTTCAAAACAGCCGTGACGCTATCAAGCGTTGGGAAGACGCGCTGTCTGGCGCGGGCAAGATTATTTACAGTGGTGGTGACCTGAACGACGTGTACACCCAGATTGTTTTGTCGTCTGGTCGCGCCAAAGATTTGTACTTGACCGAAGTGGAGCCAGCTGCTTCCGACTTGCGTAACGCCATCAACGAATACGCAAAAGCAACCGGCAAAACTGTAGACGAAGCCACCCGTGACTTGCACGTGATTGGCATGGCGCGGCACGAGGGTGAACGCCGTGATGTGAAGTACATGCTCAACGTACCGTTGAACAAAGACAAGCAAGCAATCACACTGCCTGACGGTACAAAACTCAACATTGCGCCGTCTGAATTCCGTATCCGTGCGATGGAAGCTGTCTTCTCTGGCAAGTTGGATGCTGGCCAGATTAAAGACCTACGTACTGCGCTGAACGATGTTGTGGCCAAGTACGCTGACCCAACAGGTTTCTCAGGCATCAATGGCGCTGAGCCGGGCGGGTATAAATCTGTGGATCGTGACTCGTCGGAGTACAACGTGATCGGCGGCTACTCCCCTGCTGATATGGAGCGCGTTACAGAAGCTTTGTACACAAGCAAGGACAACAAGACGAAAGCGGCTGTAGACAAAGCAATGAAATCTTTGCAGAAGCTGCATAACGCTACTACTAAGTTGGATAAAGAATCCAACTACTGGTCTAAGCCTGTGCAGAGCGTGGTTGACTTCTATGGCTGGGATAACTACGTACCGCTCAAAGGTAAACAGCATTTTGTTGGCACGAATGACGATCTGCTGACATTTGATGGCCCACGTCTTGGCACTGAACTGCAAGATAAACAATACTCGTTTGAGGGTCGTGAGACTGACTCCGACAACTCGCTGCTGCAGTCTATGACTGATGCGACTCGGGCCGCTATGCGTGCTGGACGCAAGGATGTAACTCTTGCCATCAAGAACTCAGTCAAAGACAAAGACCCCAAGAAGCGTCTGTTGTATGGCGAAGTAAAAGCAACGATCCCATTTGCTGATCGTTACAAAGCAGCTTTGCAAGAATACAGCGGCCCCAACTACGTGTATCACTACAACGCAGATGGTTCAGTTGACATCATTTTGCTGAGTGACAAAGAACAGCGCGAAGCTATCAAGCGTACATACCAAGAGTCGCAGCCGCTGATTGATGCGCTCAACACCGTCACAAGCACGATTGGTCAAATGCACACCCGCTACAACATAGCGTTCGGGCCAATGAACTTTGTACGCGACGCGCTGACCAACGCTTTTACTATCGGCGCGGAGATGGGTCCAAAAGCTGCGGCGCAATACATCGGCGCTATCTCGGCAAAAGTAGCTACGGGCGGTCTGTTCAAAGCCGGTAACGTAGCGCGTCTGTACGAGTCGGGTAATTTTGCTGAGATCGAAAAGCTGGCTGCTAAAGACCCGTATGTGGCTGACATGTATGAGTACATCCAAAAAGGCGGCAAGGTGTCGTACCTGCAGGGTATCTCGTCTAAGTCACAGCAGAAAGAACTTCAGCGCGACTTGAGCAGTGGCAATATCAAAAAAGCCAAAGCTGCGGTCGACAAGGTGTTGGACATCTGGGTTGATAGTTTTGAATTGGCCAGTCGAGCAGCGGCGTATCAAGTGTCTAAATCGCAGTTCATGGCGCAAGGCATGAGTGAGGAAGATGCTAAAACTAAAGCCGCTGGGTACGCTAAAAACCTAGCCAACTTTGAGCAAGTCGGTGAATGGGGCCGTGCCGCTGGCGCGATGTTCATGTTCTTCCGCCCTGCCGCCACTGGCGCGGTGCGAGCAATCGAGGCGTTGGAGCCATCTTTGCGTAGCGTTGAATCTGCTATGGCTGATCTACCTTTGTCTGTACGCAGCGACAAACAAGCTGTAGAAAAATTCAAAGCTGAGTACAAGAAACGGCAGCAGTCCGCTCAAGCTATGTCTTTGGGCTTGCTGGGTATGGGCGCGGCTATTTATGGCATGGCGTACATGCTGGCTGACGATGACGATCAAGGTCGCAACAAAGTAGCGACTGATGACTCCGCTCGTTGGTCGCGTTACGCTAGATTCTTTATCCCCGGTTTTGATACACCACTGCAGTTGCCTTGGGGCTTCGGTCTTGGCGCGTTTGCAGCGGCGGGGGCGCAGATAGCGTCGGTTGGTCTTGGAAATACTTCCGTCAAAGATGCGCTGACTAACACGATGCTGATTGGCATGGACTCGTTCTTGCCTCTGCCAGTTTCACGGATTAACCCAATGGATCAACCAGCCGCATGGCTGATGGATTCAGCGCTGCCAAGTTCGTTGCGTCCGTTCCTTGAGTGGACTATGAACGTGGATGGTTTGGGTCGTCAGATTTACAACAACAGGCAGTCGCGGTATGGCGATGCGTATACAGGCGGCGACAACATACCCGAGTTGTATAAATCTGCGGCCCGTACGTTGTATGAGGTTACAAGCGGCAGTGTTGACTGGAGTCCAAATACTTTGTACTTCTTTGCCAACAGCTACCTCGACGGTTTGACTCGTCTGGGTCACGGTGCGCACAACATCGCTCTTGTGGCTACGGGGGACAAAGAGTTCAATCCGAAGACAGACACTTTGGTGTTCGACAGTTTCTTTGGCGCACCGTCCAACATCGACGCTCGTGAGTTCTCGAACGTGGAAAAGCAAGTCTTGGATATAAAGAAAAGGCTTAACTCACTTGCGGAGAACAGCCCTGACCGGTACGCGAAATACGTTGAGGACAACCCCATGCACATCGCGGCGGTGGAGATGTACGACGAGCAAGTGAACCAAACACTACGCAACTTGCGTGAGCAAGCAAACGTGTACCGCAGGATGCAGGGGCTGACGCCAAAAGAACGTACAGATATTGTGAAAAATATCGTTCAGGCGCAGAACCTCGTTAAGCGCAACTTGATAAACATGTTTGAGGTGTACGAGATTAAGCCCTAATTCATGCGCCACGCCCTGACACCGAGAACGCCGTTCTCGTGTCGGGGGTAAGCCTTCATCTTCACTTTCACTTTTTTAGATGTGACGTCGATGATGTAGACCATGTGCCGTGGGCGCATTGTTGGGACGAAAAAACTATCCCCTACGTTCATAAACTCGTAGGGGAACACCCATTCAGGTTCGTCTAGTGGCTCTGGCTCACTCGGCTTTTTGCTCATCTAGTTTTATCTCTTCAGGGAACAGATGGGAGATGTCTGACTGGACGACATAAGCCTGAACGTTGGTACTGCCGATTGCTTCGTTCCAGCCAGAAGCCATCTGCTTGCGCACCTTGCCCACCAGCACACCTGAACTTGATAGGCGCTTTTCAAAGTCTTTGATGCCAAGCTTTATCTCATGCAGGTACTGCTTCAGTGCAGAAGTAGAAATGTAGATGTGACTGCTGTCCACCTCGGCTCGTATATACAGAGGGCCGCGCGGCGTAACCTTGACTTTGTGGTCATGGACTACCAGCATGTTCTGAATGTTCTTGTTGATGAAGTCACCCAACACATCGCCACGGTCGTCAGCATCTGCTTTCTTCTTGCCGGCAATGATCCGGTTGAACTCTCTGCCGACTACATCCATGATCCGGTCTATGTCAAAGTCCAGCATGTTCATGTCACGCAAGATACGGTCAGCAAGCATCACACCAACAATCAGGTTGGACAGGAAACGGTACTCACCGCTGTTCGTGTATTTATCAGACACGTGCATGTGCGCGATCTTGATGCGGCGGTGAATTTCTTCTGGTCCGATCTTCAGCAGTTCTTGTATGTAGGGCGGTCCGGCGTGGCCGTAGTTGTTTTTGAGTTGCTCGAACATCTCAATGCCGCGCTCAAGTGTCAGTTCATACCCCGGCACATTTGGTCTGGCAATTGTCGGCTCAAGAATACGCATCTCTTCTGCCGTGGTGTTCGACTTGTAGGTTGAGATGATGTCGATCAAGCTGTTGTTCGACGTGATGATGGTGATCAGGCGCGTAATAAATTCTGACTCGCGCTCTTGGTTGGCCGAAGACATAAGACGAATCTTTGGACGACCCGCTGAAGTCTTGTACACCACGTCAGACGCCACCTTGCCGTCAAGGTTGGTCTGCTCATCAAGACCAAACGTAATATTCTTTGAGGTGATCATGCGCTGGGTCAGCGCGTTGGGTGTTGCGTCGTTGACTGTCAGACTCTCTGGGTTGCCCCAGATACTCATAGCGCCATACAACGCGCCGGTTTTACCTGTGCCTGACTCACCGTAAAGCGACAGAACAATACCGTTGACGTTGGTGAACTCCATGATCGGAGTGGCAAACCCGCAGAGCATTGCAAAGGCATGGAACTCATAGCCGGGATCATTGAACAAACGCGCTGACTTGAGCCACTGATCGAACGTCCCTGACTGCTTGACGTAGCGCACAATGTTCTTGGCCATCGGTGATGGAGGGCAGTGCCTGATCTCGTTTGCAAAAATCTCGCTTGTGCCGAGCACAAAGGACTTGTGGTCTTCTGTCCAGCCTTGTTGAATACGCATGATGTCCGCTCTTTTTGTTTGAATCAAATAACTAGCCCACTTCATCAAGTAGCTGGCCAATCTGGGCGCATGTGCCGGTTCAAAAGTGACGCTGTTTGACGCAAGAATTGATTTGAGTTTGTCTGGTGTCGTTACATCTTTGAGAGGCAGAAGAAATTCTCTGGTCGAGTCGTGCGGTAGGACGAGGCGCATGACCAAGCACTCGCCGTCGTGTGGGCTGTAAAGCCGCTGTGTTGGGTACAAGTCGTTCGGCACAAGCATTTCAGGATCGTTGGGAATCTTTTTCCCGTCCTTGGTGATCCTTGGTGGCGGCTGAAAGTAGACACCGCCGTTGATGGGCCTGAAGAATGGCGCGATGAAGTCTGGGAAGACTAAAATTTCCTTGGTATCCTCGTTGTCCCGTACTGGTTGCGCTTCATCTTCGGCTTCAGCGACATTTGCAGTGGGGACTCCGACATCGGGTTGAGCAAGTCTGAGGCTCCGGGCAAGCATAATAGGCCCAGCTTTTCCGAATCTTCCTCTGTGTGGACAGCCAGCGCATCCTGAAGAATTTTCTCTCTCGAATGCTTCACAGCTGTGGGACCATGCGGCTTCTTTGAGAGACTGGGCTGCTTTTCTTCTGGTGGCTTCTTCGGTGTAGCCGGGGTGGTCTTCTGACAGTTTGTGTATGGCTGTATCGCCATCAACACACCGAGCGGCGACAGATATTCCAGCGTACCACAGCGGCTCTGGACAACTAGCGGCGTTGACGATAATTTGTTTAATCTGTTCACAACCGTTCCCTTCAAGACTGGCCACTGCCAGTTTGTCAAATACATATTCGTAATTGCCGTTCATCTTGTCGAACAGCGCTTTGGTCTCGTCATCAAGACCTTTTTCGACTTGTGTAAGATCGAACGGCTTCTCTACTACTCCGAGAATTTCTTCGTACAACCCGAACGGGTGAGGTTCCCCGTCTTGAATCACTTCAACTGGCAGGGGCTGTCTCTTCAAGTTGCGTGTGCCGGGGCAACGCAAGATTCGCGCGGCGTCTGCCGTAACAACTTCGTCAATGTAGAGTTCGTTGTCCACGCAAAACTGTTTGAACTTTTCTGCGTATGGCTTCCATGTATCAGCGGCGATGTCTTCAGTGAATGGCCAATAGGCGTGGACGCCGTGGCCTGAGTTCACCATGACAGGTTGAGGCAGTCCTGTCTTTGAAATGAAGTTGTGCAGGGCTATGAGTCCGTCTTCCCAGTTTGCGTACGGCTTGCCTTCTCCACAATCAAGGTCGATAAAAAACGACCTAAGATACAAACAGGCGTTCGCCTTACGTTGATACCCCTCAAACGTACCAAGCGCAAAAAATGTGTTGTAGTCTTCGTTGTCGAACAGTTCCATCTGCTCGATAGCGTCATCCATGTACCCAAAAAACTTTGGGCGCACTACGCCGTCTTTGATACCCACTACACAAATGTTGCCCTGCGTTGGCAGTACTTTCTCAAAAAATTGTTGGTTCATATTCGCAGAGACAATAAAGCGGGGACCGGCCCCGCTGTTACGATAACGGCTTTTTCAAGCCGCGCTTTTGGTTGCAGGCAGTGAGCGACCTGAGAATTTCTCAACGTACTCCTGCGTTTCTTTCAGTGTTTGTTTTGGCAGTACTCCTGCTTCGATTTCATCTTCGATGAATTTGATGAATTGTTCCAATTGCCCATTCCTTGATTTGCGGATCACACCTCCGCGAAACCAAGTGTGTAGCGTCATGCGCGACACTTTAAGCATCGGGGCGGCGTAAGATGCTGGCAGACCTGCTTTTAGACAGGTCTTAGCAAGAGAGATACCGAGGCTGTCCTCGGCACTCTCAATACTATTCAGCAGTTGTGGGCTGAATGTACGTGGCATTACTTCTTAGCCCACTTCTTAACGATGTCGCTCACATCATCAGCAGTTTCGGTTGTCACCTTACGAGCGGTCTCACGCTTGATGGGTGCCTCAACTGCGTCAGTAGAAGAGACTGTCTCTGGCTGAGCGGGTGCTTCAACTTCCTCTTCTGTTTTGTCTGACTTGTACACAGTAAGCTTGACTGCGTTCTCAGCGCCTTTTGTTTTGCCTTGCTGTTTGATAACTTCGTACATCGAGTCAGGCACTGCGGCGGCTGGAGAGAACAGCAAGCGAGGCACTGGGTAGTTGATGTCAAACTGCATCTTGGTAATAACGCGCCCAGCAGACACGTTGTTGTTGGCCAGCATCTGGATGTATGGACGGAAGGGCCACTTGCCAGATTCTTCTTTGCCGAACGCGCTAGTAGCTGGAAGAACCAACTGATACACGTCGCCTTCTGGGTCATTAGGCAGAACAACAGCCAAGCGCCAAGACAAGCGGCAAGCAGTGCCTTGACCACCTTGACCTGAACCTTTAACCGAGTTGGGGCACTCTGCGCATGTAGAAGCGCAAGGTGTTTTCACTTCTGGGTCTGGGGTCTTCGAGTCGTTGGACCAGCAAGCGGGGGCAAGCTTGACGCCCTTCTTGTATGTCTGGCCGTAGAACGTGCGTGATGCTTCGTGCGCCATCTTAACGACGATGACGTTCATGGAAGAATCGGTGTTGACACTTTGTTCTTTGCCACCGACGATTTTGCGGAAAACACGACCCTCGATAGAGATACGTTTGTTGCCCTGCGTTGCGTTACCAGCAACGGCAAGGGTGTCTTCATCGAGACCTTGAGGAATTGATACGCCGGAGTTCTGAAAAATTGTTGCGAGTTCGTTACTCATGATGAGTGTTTCCTTAAACTGAAGTTTCACTGGTTGAAGAAGCCTTGCGCACGACTATATCGAATTCGCGCAGGGCATTTACACCGGGCGGCAGGCCATCACCTGATCGCTCGGACATAAATTCTTTGAAGTTGCGCTGATGTATGCGGCGTTCGAGAAGGTCGATAGACCCCTCTGCCTCGACAAACTTTTTGAAGTTGTCCCAATCAGTGCAAAAATATCTTTCCTTGACCTGTCGCGTGACAGTGCCATGATGTGTTCTCAATCCGTTTACGTTGGTTGTGTTGCAAATATCAAGGAGCGCCGCTTCGATCTGCTCCATGTCCTTTTTGAGGTCGCCGTCTTTCGACTCGAACTCAGCCTTAAGCGTCTCACGCTGTCGGCGTATTGTCAAGTAGGTTTCTACCAAACTTTCGGCATCTGCCATCATTTTTCTCCTATCTCTGCGTTGTAAAGGTCCACCAATTTTTCGTGCATGTCCACTTTGCCCTGAAGCATCTTGTACATGCGCCGCTCCACCTCGGACCCCTGAAGGTGAATTACTGTCATCTTGTTTTTCTGGCCCACCCGGTCAATACGCGCAACGCACTGTAGGTACGTTTCTACTGACATTACAGGAGACCAGAAAACGATGGTATCTGCCGCAGTCAGTGTTACGCCATGCGAGGCTGACTGAGGTTGAACTAACAACACACGAGGCGTGTCAGTTGTCTGAAAGTTTTTGAAGATTTGCGCGCGAGCGTTAGCTGATACATCACCAGAAATAATCTCTGTAGTGACGTTGTTCTTGTTCAGGTAGTCCTGAATCACTTGGATAGTGTGCTTGTACGGCACAAAGACAATGATCTTGTGTGACGCTTCGTCGATAACTTCTTGAAGCACATTCAACCGAGGTGAGATGTCGAACTCAACCACGTTGCCCGTGTCTGTGTACACCGCGCCGCCAGACAGTTGCAGAAGCTTTGTGAGTGCCGCCGCCGCATTGACTGTGCTGATGGTTTCACCAGCCGCCTTCACCTGCATTTGCTTGACCAACTCTTTGTAGTAGGCAGTTGCCTGACTGGACAGCGGTACATCACGTGTCTGATACATCACGTCCGGCAGATCAAGACACTGCGCCTTCTCATACCTGATGGCTGGCTGCAAAGCTTTGAAGACTACTTCCTGTGCGTCTGGTTTTGGAACCCACTTAAAGCGGGTTATCTGGCGCATCACTTTGTCTTTCCATGCCGTCTTGAACTTAGGCACAGCACCGGGGTTAACAAGTCGTGCAAGCCCAAACGCATCCTCTGGGGACTGCGATGCAGGAGTGCCTGTCATCATCCACAGGTAAGTGTCGCTACGGATGATTTTGGATAAGTTCTTCCAGCGCACAGTCGTGGGGTTCTTGTATGCGTTGGCCTCGTCAACGATGATTAGATCAAAGCCACCTTCGGAGATCGCTTCGCGCTCTGCGTTCACGCCGTCATAGTTGATGATTACAAAGTCGTAGCCACCCTGAATTACTTTGCGACGCTTAGAGCCGTGTGCCACCGCACATGTTCTGTGCATAGCTGTCTTGAACAAGTCTGCTTGCCATGCGCTTTGCATGATGGACAGAGGACAGATGACCAGCACTCGTCTCACTTTGCCCTGACTCATCAAGTAGTCAGCCGCCCAGATAGCCGCTGAAGTCTTGCCTGTACCTGCTTCGTTGAAGCAGAAAGCGCGTTGAAAGAGAGTGAGGAAACGTGCTGTATCACGTTGGTGGTCAAACGGCTGAAACATGCCGGGCCAGCCGTAGTCGCGTTCGATGGGGGATGGTACAGAGTTTCCGTCTGGGAGAAGAACTGCGAGTTTTTGTACCTCGTCAACTCCCCAATGTACAAGCACCTCGTGGTGTTGTTCGCGTTGGCCTAAGTACTCGCTCTTGTCGATGTACTTGCCGATTTGTTCGGCTGTCTCATTTGAGCAGAGAAAGCGCAACGCTGAATTTTGAACTATTTCCATACTACCTCTTTACTGAATTGGTCCTCGTCTTTCCGAGGTGTCCGTCACTCCTGTCGCGTTAAACGGATAGGAGAAAGCAAAACGCCGAGTGACTGATGTGGTTAAAGGCCAAAAGCAACTGCAAAGGAGCCATCTGGCCCACTCACACCCTACAGCCAGATTATTTACGGTCTATCAAGAATTTGTCAAGTTCTTTTTCGTTCTTTTTTGCTGGTCTCTGATACGAGGTTACCCTTAGAGTCACGCTTGAACGAACGGTTATGTGCTACAGATTCAATCCGCACACCATCTTTGTTTGTGCCGCCCTTGTCCATAGCCTTCACGTGCGCAACGTCCTTGCCTTCACGCTTGTCTGCTTTGCCGTTGCCGTTGTTGTCAGCGCCGGTCTTGTCAATACCGCGACGTGCGCGTTGGCGCTCCATGCGGTTCTCGTGTTCGCCTCTGGCTTTTTGTTGCTCGTACTCTTTCTTGTACGGGCGTGGTTTGTTTACGTAGGGCATCCTATCGCTCCTTGTGGTAGTCGCAGGTGTTTACAGGGCACCAGCCACACAGCGGTGTGGGGTTTGCTTGCCAGCTATCATTTTCATGGGAAAGCCGCAGTCTTTCAAGGTTCCAGTAAAAATCCTGCCAGTAGGTGTCGATTTTCTCACGACTGTATTCAGAAGTCACGAAGTGCTCGTGCGCAACAAACAACAGACCAGCCTTGATGTGTTGGAGCTGGGGGAAATGTGCGAACGCCATCAGCGCCATCAGTTGAAGCTGTTTGGGATCGGGGTATTTGTTGCTTCCAGTTTTGTAGTCAACAATAAAACCTTGATCTCCGTCCACCACCAGCAAGTCAGCTATGCCGCGCACCCAGTAGTCAGGGTCTTTGAAGCCGCATGCAGTCTTGTCGTGGCGCAGAGCCATCTCGTGTTCTGGGTACTTTTCTCCAGCCATGTCACGCAGTGGGTCTAACTGCTTCCTGTACCGCTCGTAATTTTTTGCCAGCGGAGTGCCGTCCTTGACGTAGTTCTCCAGCGCAGAGTGAACCTCTGTGCCGTACAGCATTTGCTGAGTCGGCTTCTTGGAAAACCGCTTCAGCACTTTTACTTCATGGTACTGCTTGGGACAGTTGGCATAGTCTTTGAGTCCAGAGTAAGACCATTTGATTTCTTCAGGTTTCATAGATCAGTTCTTTGCTTTTTAGAGCCAGTCGAAGTGACCATCTTAAGTCTTTTCGGATTGAACCCGTTTTGTTCGTCCCAAAAAGTCGCCCCACGCAGGATGAAGAACTCTGGTGTGTAACGGTTATTGGAGAACATCAGTGTGCCTACGTTGAACCTGCCGCCAAATATGTTTAGCGCACGGAGGGAGTCAACATGCGGGCCACCAAGATACGCACTGCTGGGAGACATAGTTGTCTGAACCGGACCGAGGAAAACCGGCACTCCCAAGTCGCGTGAGTATCCGGCGGCTTGCTCAAGGTAGTCAGCAAGGACAGTGGCGTTTAGGCCGTTCTCAAAGTGCTTTGACATCTGGCGCTTGCATTCGATACCAAACTTTATATTCTTACCTAGCTTTGAGTCGTAGGTGTCCACAACAAAGTCGATCCTGTTGCCCCCGCCCGTGTTCACCTGCTCCTCGAATGTCCACTGCTCCCGGTTCAGTAAGCGCCGGATCAGCAACGTGGCGTCAGCCTCTGTCTTGTAGTCAGCCGCAAAAATATCCTGCTGGCGTTTGCGCTCGGCCTTCTGCATCTCCACTGTGTAGCGGAACTGCTCGATGTCAAAGATCGGTTGAACGTTATTAAGCATCGCCATAGGTGTCTCCTGCTTTGGCTTCACACGCGACGGGAAGTCCCGTGGCCCACTCGGGCGCAACGTGCATGATGCCAGTTATTACCTCTACAGCCTTGTCAACCTCGTCTTCAGCTACCACGCACACAGCGGCGTCATGGACGGTGAGTACAACACGGTAATGGTTGTCGATGTCAATCATCTGTGCGCCGACGACAATACGTGCAAGGGCTTGAACCACGTTCTCAACCACGGCACCGCCCCAGATAGAGATCGGCCCTTTGCGTGAGTCGTAAATGATTTTGCTCTTGCCGTCTTCAAACTCTTTGCGCAGATTTTTATACCTGATACGCATGTTGTTCGGGAGGATGATCCCGTCTTTGTCGTAGTACACGCAGTTGTGTTTACCGAAAGATTTGGGGCCGTTCTTGAATGACCCGTTCAACATATCTTCGAGCATGTCGTCCGCTTCGGCCCACAACTCAATGATCTTGTCGTTCTTCTCGCGGTACACCCCGACAATACGCTTGGCTTCGTCCTCGTCTATCTTCACGCTGATCGGTTGTGACGTTGACAGAGTGTGTTGCAGTTTGAGTGCGCCAGTGCCGTAGCCCAGACCGAGAATACAGGTCTTACCCACGAACCGTTGCTCTGCGTCTTTCTTTGTGATTGTGCGGCCATAAACAGCGGATGCAAACAGCGAATACACATCTTCGCCACGAGCGAACTGTTGCACCACATCGTCTTGACCAGCCAGCCACGCAACCATACGCGCTTCAATCTGTGACGAGTCAGCGTTGATTACTTTGTAACCCTCTGGGGGCACGATGGCTTTCTTCAAAGCTTTCTTCTTAGGATCACGGCTTGGCAAGTTCTGGAAGTTAATCTTGTCCATGCCCGACCACCGACCCGTGTGCGCACCGTAGTATTTCAGGGGGATGGGAATGAGTCCCTTGTTGCGCTTGCCGATGTCGATGAACCTCTGGATGCGCCCCGCTTCAAGTGTTGACTTAGTACCAAGGCGCACAGCGCACAGATGCTGAATGAATTCATCCTCACTCTCGCACAGGGCGATGAACCCCTCGTCTTTCTTAGCCAGCGCGGGGACTTCCTTCTTCTGCTTCTCGCTCATCTTCATCGGCACTTTGATGCCGTAGTTCTGCAAAATATCAGCGAACTTCTTATTGCTGGACAAGTTCTTGCGGACCTCTTCCTCCGTATCGCATTTGAGCTGGCTCATGAGCGACGACAATAGCCCAGACTTTTCTTTCTGCATATCGTCCAGTCTGTCTTCGAGCGTCTTCTCGTTGACATACAGCATGGGGTGAGTGAACATGCGGATAGTCATGTTAATCAGGCGCAACTCGTCCATAGGAAAGTCTTTGGACATGATGTTGAACAAGCTGTAAGTCAGCGCCACGTCGTTCCTGCAATACTCCCCATACCGCGCAAGGTCGTCAGGCGCAAAGTCAACACGACGCTTGTCAATCGCCGCGATAACTTCGTCGCCTTTCTTACCTATCTTGTAGCGCTCAGCCAGTTTAGCCAGTGAGCCTCCAGCGTCAACACCATGCAGTGCTCTCGCCATAGACAATGTATCAAGGTAGACCATCGGCGTAATTCCGAAATGCCAGTACAAGATACAGCCATCAAACAGCGTGTTATGCGCCAACATCATGGAGTTACGCCAATCAAATTGCAGTAGCCACTTGCGCATTGATTCACGGTCCCCTGAAAACCAAACTGGCTCTCCAGCGTCAACTTGAACCGATACACCAATCACCTCGAAACGCTTGTCACGAACGTATTCTTCGGTGGTCTGGGTACGAAAGCCTAAGTCTTTGCTCGTGTAGTACGTCTCAAAGTCGATTGTTATAAGGTTCATTTGCTTAAGTCGTTGGAGTAGACGAAGTTATTGGGAGACGCACCGGCCAAAATACCTCTGCTGTCTCGGGTTAAAACTGCTTGATTGATAGCTCCTTGATACATACGCAGGTCTTGTTCAACCTGTTCCTGCTGTAGCCCACGGGGGGAGTTCAAGGCTTCCAGCACTCTGGCCTCAAATACAGCCACGGCATGTTCTTTGACGGCTTTGTCTAGCGCTTGTGCATCTTCGTTAGATAAGAGTTTTCTCTCGCAAAGTTTCTGTGCTTCACGCAGGCAATTTAACCACGACCCTCCCCGGGCTAAGGTGTAATCAGAAAGGGAACCCTCGAAATCGTCGGGGTACTCCCGCATGCGATCAATCAAAATTTTCAATCCTTTGTTCATTTGGGTTCTCCTCGGATTAGATACTTTGTGTGGCCAATTTCTCGCTCAGGTTACCGATCTCTCGATCAAGATACCAACGGGCTTTCTCAAGGTCTTCCAAGCGGTTGCCCTTGTGGTCGGCGCGGGTCACATACTTGACCACGTTACCCAAGTTGTAGTTCAGTTGTTTGGCTTCGATGAAGTCGATGGTCTCGATACCGCCCACCTTGTAATGCGCTGGGTGGTTCACGGGGTCAGAAGCTGGCTCAAGCATTTCGATCTGATAGGGTTTGGCGCCCTTCAGTGGTTCAGCGGCTTGCATCAAAATTTTGCCTGTTATGGGATTCACACGGTGGCCTTGTGCGGCCAGCTTGTTTGCGCGTTTGGTCATATTGCGCTTGGCCATGTACACGACGTGGTACTTGAAACCTAAGTCTTTAGCTACTTGCGACACGCTTTTGTCTGGGTTAGCGGTCATGTAGACACGAATTTTTTGTGCTTGGGAAGTTTTAGCCATTTCGATTCTCCTTGTTTAAAAAGTTTGGGTGATAGATTGGTTGTTCTGTCTTAGTGTGTCATCGTTCTCTCTTTCCTCGTTTAGCGTCTGGTCTGGGGCAATTCTCTGGGGGCACAACTACGCACCATATAGCGCTGGGCATACCTGTGCCGCCAAAGTGTGTCCATCTGTCGATGTATGCGTCCGGCATGGTCTTGAGGATTCGGCGGATGTTCTCAGGTTCTCTGTTCAGGGTGTTGGCAATAGTGCCTACATCCATCCCGTCAGAGTTTTCTCTGAGCAGTGAGCGCACAGAGTGTGTTGCGTTGGTTCTCATTACTTCTCGTGTTTGTTGAGTGACGGTTTCACATTGGGGTGAGCGCGACTGAAGATGCCGAACTGTTTGTATGCAACAACGGCCAACTCTTTTTCTGTTTTGCTCAGGTTCTGAATCGTGCCGGACATCTTGCCTACAACTCGTTGCGATTCAACAAAGTCGGCGGCAATTTGTGAGCCGCTCTTACCATCAGCGCCCTTGGCACGGAAGGTGTGGTCTTCGTAAAAGATACTGGGCCGTGGGTCTTCGTGCCAGTGGAACGGCGATCCGGGTTTGCATTTACAGGTCATGTGTTTTCCTTTTCTGTACAAGGTCGTGGAGTTTTTCTTCTATCGGAGCGTCCAGTCCACCACCCAACCATGCGTCCCACATCGCAAATCTTTTTTGGTTAATGGTCAAATCGCCGTCAGGGCTGTCTTGAAGCAAGCGCCCCATCTCAGCGCAGCTTGCAGTAAAGTTCTTCGGTGCTTCTTGGTCGGGACAAATTGTGAATGTGTAAGGCAATTTAGCCACGGTTCTTCTCCATTAAAGTTGTCATTGTGTCGATCACCACCGCATATACGGCATCGCGCAGTTTTGAGTCAAAGATTGCCATGTTGCCGTCGATGATGGCATCCATCTCAGCAAGGTCAAGCCCCACCCACTCACGCTTGGCGATGGTTGCGGCTACGGCTTCTTTGCGCATGGCGGCTTCGCGCTCGATGCGGTTGAACTCCTCGTCTTCTTCAGTCATGCTGTTGCTCCATGCGTTTTTTATACTCAATATCAAACAGTTTGGAAATCTCTGGCAGCAGTGCTTTAAACATCGCTTGGCGGTCAATCTCAGGTTTCTTTAACTGTGGCACATGCTCTGGCACAACCAACTCAAGCCCGAGGTACTCAGAGAAGTCACTCAGTATGGTTGCGGCAAAGTCTCTGGGTGATGCGTACCACTCATCGTCGTAGTCGCCGTCTTGCGTTTCAATGAACGCCAGCATCTTGGCTTTCAGTTCTTCTTCAGTCATACTCTCGCTCCTTCTGTTATGACCCACTGGGTCTTTGGTTTCTTGTAATGAACGCCCCACTTGGTGCGGTCTTTGGGGTGAGGGCAGTCCTCTGGTACATGCACTGCAACCCACACTTTCTCGTATTGCCCACGCCCACCCATGCGCCAGCGGTCAACATACACATCAGGCATGGCCCTCAAAGAAGTGCGTACGTTAGCTGGGTGCATGCCAAGCGCCTCGGCAATCTCCAGTGGCGACATGCCGTTTGGTCTTGAGCGCAGCAGGGTGCGGATTCTTTTCTGCCGTACTGGGGTCATTTGCGGACCTCTTTCCATTTGTACAGCGGTATGTTGGTACCGCTTTCAATAGGCTCAAAAGACAAGAACGGATGCCCCGGATCAGCATAAAACTCACACAGGTATGCAGTGGGTTTCTCCCCCACCAACTCCAGTATCTTGTCTATGGCATTGACCGCAATCATTGCCACGTCCTTCACGGCTTGGTCGTTTTGTTTCATTTGACAATCCTCATGAAGCCGCCGCACTTGGCGCACTTGTAGATGGGCTGACCCGCAACGGGTTCCCAGCGGTGTTTGCACTCAGTCATAACCCCATCTCCTTCAATGCCGCTTGCAGTCCAGCCAAGCCGCCGACACGCTGGCCTTCGATAAAAATCTGTGGCATCTGCCGCACTTCAGGGTGAGCCTTGAGCATCTTCTCAAACTCAAACTCGTCCGTCTGGTCG